AACAGCTTTAGCCGCTTGGCCAACTCCATAACGAACTCTACCTGCGGCCGTCAAGGAGCCGTCTTCATTTTGGAATCTACGCTGATACCAATGCATTCCTTTGATGCCATGGTGGTAGAGCTCTGTTTCGTATTGTAAGTTCATAGTTTCACCGTGCTGTAGTGTCGAGTAACGGCGATAAGCATCCGCCATAGCGTTGTTAGTTACTGGCTGGACTTCGAATTTGCCAAGAGTCTTTTTCTGGTCCATTACAATCAACGGCTTTTCACCTTGCATCCAGCTACCAACTCGATCATGTTCGTCAAGAACCGTGTTGTACCCTTTTGACTTTAACTGAGAATAAAAAAGTTCCTTCGAATCCGACTTGGACTCAAAGGAATTCGTAAATTCGATATAGGTATCGAACATCTCAGCTTCGGTTTTTGGTCTGGTAAAGTTTCGACCCTTGCTCTCGCTATAATGCTTCAGATCGGCCTCAACCTTCGTTTGATTGTCCTTGTAAAATTTCTTAAACAGTTTGTACTGTTCGTCATACGACGGGGCTTTGAGATCCTCTTTTAACGTGAGTTTTACTTTTCGCGGTTTATAGCCTTTATTGCTCAGGTTTGCGCTAAGGAAAGCCTCGTATAGATCGTTGTCTCTGGGGGTAGCCGTTACATAGATTTGTCCGTCTCGTAGGCCCGTAAAGGGGACTGCTGCGATATGCTGTATGGTTCGGCCCGATTTTAGCGAATATGATTCGTTAATGTTAACCTTATTATTCGGCTTAACCTCGTCGTCCGATAAGTCCATCCCGAAGTACTTCTGCGCTAGCTCTTTCTTTTTCTTAACGCATTTTGCTTCGATCTCCGGCTTAACCGAATTCAGCACGCTCCTTGCATATCGTTTACGACCGGCTTCAGTCAAACTGCCATCCGGGTTCTGATAACGCCTAACGCCCCATCTTTGGCCCTTTACTCCATGGTGGTAGAGTTCATCATTCCTTTCTGAGGAGGCGTATTGTATTACCATGTGCACCCTCCTACTCGAATGCGTCTTTGTTTGCTTTATAGGCAACCCAGGCATCCATAAGAGCCGCGACGTTATCGATCTTCTCGTCGTGCCTGATCTTAAGGAGCTTACGGTTACCATTAGTATCAGTGATTACAACGGAGTTACCCATTGTAAACTTCATGAGTTCTTCGTCGAACAAAAGCATACGATCCTCTGCTAACTTCTTTAGTTCGCCAAGAGGAACGCTCTCCGTTCTAACACCCTGTATTACCTTTACGACACCAAACGGTCCGTTTTCTTTAGTCCATTTGTCAACGAAGTCTGCAGCATTGTACGGGTCGTAACCAAAGCAAGATACATCGTAATCGTGCTCGGTAATGAACTGGTCCAGATCCGAATACACATCATCCAGGTCCAGAACATTGCCGTCGATTACTTCCAGACTGCCCTCGTTAATGAAATCGTCATACTTCTTCCGCATCGCCTCAGAGAGCTTCTCTCGAGTTCGGGACGAAATATAACTTCTGGTCTTAACACCGAAGCAGCCGTTGGCCAAAGGGAATACAAAAGTAAAAGCACAGAAGTCGTCTCCTCGGGACAAGTCAGCGCCAAGAGCGCAAGGCATTCCGTTGAAAGTACGATGTCTGTGCAGTTCGGTTTCTTCGTAAGCGAAGTAGTATGTGTAACCCTCCATAGGGAGGTCGAATCTCTTAGCTAAAATATCGTTACGCGTAGCTGGAGCTTTCTCCATACGCTCGACATCTAGCTGGTAAGCTTCGTAAGTAACTGTCTTACCGATGTTAGGGTTCGCCTTCATCCACATCTCGGGGTAAGCGACTTCTTTGATGTCGTCCAACTTGTACCACCAGATTGAAACATGTGGGTTGATGTATTCGCCCTTCAGCATCTCTAGCAATTCCATTTTAATCGTGTCGCCAGGGCCGTTTCGTACCGTACCTTCGGAGCTCATGGCCACGATCAGGTACTCAGCATCGTCCTTGGCGCAGCCCTGCTCGAGAGGACCGATAACGTCTTCTCGTATGTCGCAAGAAAGCCATTCATCAAGTGTGGCTAGCTTACAGCGTAGACCCTGGAGCTTATCCACGGACATCGGACGAATCTCGAGAATAGAGTTGGTGACAAAGTTCTCGATGCCCTTCTTTGTCGGCGACAGCTTCATCCGCTTAGACCGATCGCCAGTAGTATTCTGGAGGGACCCCTCCGTCATAAACTTAAGTACCGGTCCCCTTGCTCTTGCGATTGCCGTGATCAGCGGAGACAGCATCTCTTCGGACTGTTTCATCGTCGGCGAGGTAGTTACCTGTTTCGTTGTGTCTGTGTCACAGATTAGCTCGTAAGCGTGAAGACAAGAGCCGTACATGGACTTGGCAGCGCCTCGTCCGACGATCAGAAACTGCTTCTTGATAAGCCGCTTCTTGACGACTTTGGGTTCATACTGCTTCGTGATCGGATTAAAGATTTCACGCTCTACGAAGTAATACCACCCGTAAGCTTGCTCGGCCCACAGTTTAAATGAGTCAAGCAAATATAGATCTGATCCATCGGTAAGCGTTAGTTCGATCTCGCAAAAGGCGATCCAACCTTCGACCGCGCGGTCGTCGTAATAGATGCCTGGGTCGCGGATCAAGTCGTCTATGCGGTTCATCTCCATTGAAACTTCATGACAGACCGGAATCTCACCAGCGATTACCTTGTCACGAAACTCACCGTAATAGCGGGGAACTGCCGTATTAGAAAGCATAGCCCCTCCTTATCCCCAATAGGGATCGCTGTAGGGAGCTTCTTTCTCTTCGACATCTTCTTCGTCAGTGAAGAATGTGTCGTCGCCTTTCGGATCTACGTAATAGCTCATCCGACTCTCTAACTGGCTAAGACGATTCTCCATGGACTTTAGAGTCCCGCTATTTGTAGGCGGATCAAAGTCATGCCTGGCGCTCATTGGAATATACTGGCGAACCAGGTTCTGTAAAGGGCCGGGTTCAACGAACTCGTCCCAAGTTTCATCATAGCCTTCTACGACGAAACCTTCCAAGGGCCCAACGCCTAGCTGATGTAGAACGCCAAGGGCCGCATTAATGTGCTCGAGGATTTCGGAATCGAACGCATCGTAGGATTCCACCATCCCGCAGGCTCTCTTAGTAGCCGTAAGAATACTTTCGATTCTTTCCATGTGTTACCTCCACGGGCATGTGTCATAGGGTTTACGTTCTGTAAAACCAACTTGCTTGGTCCCAGAAATATCCCCGTAATGAATTGCGTTGTGAGTATCCTGACAGGTGGTAATCAGATACTCGGGGTTCATGATGTCGTCCGAATGCTGCAGTATGTCTTGTAACAGTATTGGATTCATATGGTGGATGATGATACGCCCCTGGATCTCTCGATCGGGGTCTGCAAGATCACATCCGTTGTCGCGCAGTATTACAGTGTCTCGTATGTCCTTCCATTCCTGAGATCTGTAAAAGCGCTGGTTCAAATATCGCTCGATGCCGAACGTTTCTTCCGCGACAGTTCCTCGTAAACGCAAGTATTCGAAACGTTGCTCAAACGTCGGGAGCTGTATCAGCTCAGTATACGTTCTAATCATCTTCTAAGCCCTTGTAGAACTTCAGATGAGCAATTACTCGTGCGTAATCGGTGTTGTCGCGTGAGGCATTGTCGAGCGCTTTGGACCTAGACTCGAGCAATTGTGTCTCGTGTCGTAATTTCTCTTCTTCCAGCTTAGTTTTTTCTGTTGCTAGCCGTAAAAAGTGTACAATCTCCTGTGAAGAGGCCGTTCCGTCACGCATTCGCTGCTCAGCGAGCCTGTAAGCCAGGTCAATTAGCTGCGCATCCCGGCCTTCCTGGGTTGTCGCCGGCGGTTCGATGTAACTTCCGGAGCCTTCCACAGGAGTATCCAACGGGCTGGGCTTTCTTCTTGGCACTTTTCCATTCCTTTCCATGTACTTTTGGGTAACTTTTGGAGGCCACAAGCGGGGTCAATAATTTGTATAGGAGGCACAAAAAATCTTAAGTAGAAACCGGTCCACTCAGAAAGGAGATAAGACTGTAGAACAGTTGCCTGTGGCCTCTAAAAGTTACCCAAAATATAACCGCCGGAGAAAATTCGAAG